ACGGAGCTTTCGGCATTGTCATGTCAAAAGATGTTCAGACCCCGTTTGAGAATGTTCCGATTAACTGTAATTCGCTTTATATATCAAACATTGTTGCTGATAGTTGCAGAATCGATGTGGTAGAAAGCGCACTGCCAGCAGAAATTACGTCAGCAGACTTTGGTAAACTTATCATTGATAAATTCACTGGTGAAATTGACAGGTTGCAGGTTTTTAAAACAATTAAAGCAACACAGTGCAAATTCACAAGAATTCGGTATCGGGATTCTCCTTATGATGATCTGATTACGCATACGCCAGAATTGATTTTGAGTGACTGCGAGTGTCCGGCTATTCAAAATTACAGGCATCAGATTAAGTTGCAGGCAACAAACTGTAAATTCGCCGATTTCTTTGTATACGGAACCTCGCTTCCGCTTCAAGTAATGTTAAGCAACTGCATTAACAGCAGTATTAATGCAGTGACTTTAAAAGCGGGGAATCTGTTTCAGGCATCAAATTGCCTGTTTAACACAGGCAGTCTTTTGCTTGAGACTGATACGGGAGTTGTGCAGTGTGATAACCTTGCTACGCTATCAGCAAGTCCGTCTGATTTCCCGTGTGGATTGTACAAGGAATCCGGTGCTGCAACTTATGCAAGAAAGATGAAACCGAACTCAAACTGGACAACAGAAAGCATCTGAAAGGAGAAATAAATTATGGCACTTGAATTCGTTGAAAACGTATATGGGATTACTGCCCTTGGTAAGAAAGTTAAAATCGGTACAGTTCAGACCGAAGAAGAGGGATACACAAAGGTTGGTGGTGCGATCTTTTATATCGATTCAACCGCAGCGGGCGCAACGTACCGTTTTTATGATTATTACGGGAATGAAATACCGGAACAAGATATCGTTGTCGGAAGCAAACCCTATGCTTACAAAGTAACGGGAATAGCGGACAAAGATAAGTATTATATCGTAAGGCCGTATGAAGCTGGATTAGTTGGAACATGGAGCTATAAAACCGATCCGGAAGGCAGCGATACAGACGTTGAAGCGTTTGATATGCTCCCAACTGGAGCAACATTAACTGGTATCGGAAACGGCAAAGCAAACACGCAAGCTGTTATGACCGTAAGAGACGGTGTATTTGCTCAGACTTCAGGCACAGCATGGAATAAACTATCTGCACTCAATTCCAGCGATGCTGACAATGACTGGTATATTCCGAACGAGGAAGAATTAGCAACGTTTATTAACGCAAATTCGACAGCTCCGGCTGGTACATTCGACTATGCGTTTGTTCCCGGACGTTATATGACATCCAAAGAAGCGGGCGCATCGACAAACACATCTCAGTCGGCGAGAACTTATCAAGTGTTTACCACACCAAAGTGGACTGGAGAATATAAGTATTACGAATTTTGCTTTGTTCCGATAAGGTCATTCTAACTTAAAGTACGTTTTAAGTAATTAAGGAAAGACATGATAAAAGTTAATAAAAGGAGGGAAAAAGATGAGCACAAAAGCGGCGGACATGATCCGGGCAGCTCCCCGATTCCTGGGAGTTCCCTACTCCACAATGGACTGTCAAGCATTCGTGGAAGCCGCACTGAAGGAAATCGGCATCAGCGAAAACTTGCCCGGCTCCAATGCCTGGTACAGACACATGACCTGGGTCGGTACCCCTGAGGAGTGCAAGGCCAGCTTCGGAAAAATCCCTCCGGGAGCGTTCTTGTTCATTCTTGAGCATGACGGCAAGGAACCGGAAAAGTACAAATCTGACGGCATCGGGAACGCCAGCCACATCGGCATTTATACCGGGATGACTGGAGCCGAAATGGTGCGGATCGCCGATGAAGCCGGGATTGTGAATGCTTTGAAGTACGATTTCGGAAACGGGGCAATTCATAGCAGCCAAAGCCGGGGCTTTGTCTGTACCAGCAATTTCAAGGGCAAGGCCATTGATGGTGGCTGGAACCGGGTCGGCCTGTGGGACAAGCTCAGCTATGATATCAATATTCCGGGAGAACCGGAGGAAGGAGTGACGCCTGTGACAGCAACAGTGAACGGCCCTAATGGGGAAACGGTCTTTCTGAGGGGCAAACCATCCGCAAAAGTCCCATACATCTGCCGGGTTCCATCCGGGGCAAAGGTGCAAATGGTCGGGGAAGATCAAAACGGATGGACGGCAGTCAATTACAACGGACAGAAAGGGTACATGAAGACGGAGTTCTTGACCCCCGGCGATGCCACCCTCGCAGAGCAGGAGCCGACCGGGGACACCATCCCTGTTCAGCGGAAATGGTTGGAAGAGCAGTACGCCTACATCGGCGGTCTGTTGGGGGTGAAGGGCTGATGGTCAGTTGGGTCTGGATCGTGGTTGCCCTTGCTTTCGGTGTGTGGGTCGGATATACAATGGAGTGAAATGACATTTTTGTGCTTTCGCAGTTTGCATGACTGCGTGATAATGGTTATGGAAAGGGTGTGAAGCAGGATGCAAGCTGTGGAAGGGCTGACCCCGGAAATCCTCTGGTATTTCCTGATTGGTCTTGTAGGGATTGGATCGTTGATCGTGTTGGGGGACAAGGTTCTGGAAGTGTTCCGAAAAAAGCATGAACGAGACGAACTGAAGAAACAGCCGGAGGATAAATTGGCAGAGAAAATCAGTGAAATGGTACTGAAAAAACTGGAACCTCGATTTGCTGATATTGATAAAAAACTGGCGAATGACAATGCCCTCATCAAAACACACACATTGGCCTTGGAGGATCACCGACAACAGATATCAGCCATTGAGAACGGAAACAAGGTTCTGTGCCGTGGTATCCTTGCCCTGTTGAGCCATGAGATCAACGGGAACAGTAGTGACAAACTCAAGGCCAGTCAACAAGAAATCACGGATTATCTGATTGAAAAATAAGGAGGATCATCATGAACAAACAGGACATCATTCGTAAACTTACGAGCCGGAAGTTTTTTGCTCTGGTTGCCGAATTTGTGAGTATGCTGATTATCGCAATGGGAGCGGCAGAAAACACCGCTGTTCAGGTATCCGCAATCATCATGGGCGGCGGTGCGGTGATCGCTTACATCTTTGGTGAAGCGATGGCAGATGCCGCCGGGGCAAAAGGCGCCGACATCCCTGATGTTGGATTCATCGGAACATTGCCGGAAGAAACGAAACCGCCCCCCAACAGGAAGACCAATAAAAATGGAGGGCTGACACAATGAGTGAGAGGATTCTGAGCGAGCAAGAAAAGATGGAAATGATACCGTATTTTGTGCATGAGGGCGAAATGACCCGAATGGAGAGGATGAACAAAAGGTGGTTCATCGCCTTTCTGATTGTCCTCGCAATGCTGTTTGCAACCAATATCGGTTGGGTCATTTATGAATCTCAATTTGTAGAAGAAGTTGTCACGCAGGAAGTCGATACCGGGGACGGTGCGGCAGTAGTCAGCGGCACAGGAGATGCAATATATGGCAAAGGTAAAACAGACTGTCAAGAGAAGAACCCGTAAAACGGGCGGCAACTCCGGCTATAGAAAATGCAACATGTGCCACGGCACCGGAAGGGTGAAAGCCAAATGACCCTTCCCGATCTGAGCCGGAGTGATATTGAATTGCTGATTCATGAATGGATCATAGGCCAGAATGCAGAAAGAGACAGGCAAATCCTCAGGAGAAGACTGTTTGACGGGATCACTTTCGAACGGCTTGCGGAAGAATTTGATTTGTCTGTGAGATGCACAAAGCAGATTGTTTACAAAGGGCAGAATAAAATATTCAGACACATCCCCGGATGACCTTCCGGGGGTGTTTTTTATGCGCCGCAGAGATGCGGCTTTTTTCTTTTTTTGGGGCTGAAAGATGCACGAAATATGCCCGGAATGGTTCTGGGGAAAGAGTGATTAAAAGGGCAGAATAACAGCAGAAGGAGGGACATGATGAAAAGATGGATTTGGTACAACCCTTCCCCTGCCGGAAGAAATGTTGGTGACTGTTCTGTCCGGGCGGTTGCGAAAGCATTGGACACGGATTGGGAAACCGCATACGCAATGATAACCATGAACGGGTTTCTGATGAATGATGTTCCGTCCTCAAATGCTGTCTGGGGTTCTGTGCTGAAGCAGAACGGCTTTCACAGGTCAACCATCCCGACAACTTGCCCGGACTGCTACACAGCGGCTGATTTTGCGGCAGATCATCCCCGTGGAACATATGTCCTTGGATTCGGAACTCATGTCGCAACAGTGAAAGACGGAATGATCTATGATTCGTGGGATTCGTCAAATGAAATCCCTGTCTACTATTGGGAGAAGGGAGATTAAACAATGGCAGTATTCGGAAACGGGTTCCCGGCAACATATCAGCCGGTCTATTATCCGCAGATGCAGAACGCATATCAACAGCCGGGGCAAGTACCTTCTCCTGCCCCTCAGATGGGTCAGCAAGGCGGCTCCGGCATCATCTGGGTACAAGGCGAGGCAGGAGCAAAGAGCTACCTTGTGGCCCCAAATAACACTGTTCAATTGTGGGATTCCGAAGCACAGGTGATCTATCTGAAAAGCACCGATGCAAGCGGAATGCCGAGCATGAAGGTGCTTGATTATACGATCCGGGACAATGCCGGGACGGTTCCGGGAGTTGTTCAGAATGCGCCGGAATACGCAACCAAGGGCGATCTGGAAAGCATCCGGGCAAAGATCAAGGAACTGCAGGAAGAAATTTCCGGATTTGGCATCAAAAAAAAGCCCGTCCGGCTGATGAAGGAGGGAGAAGATGATGAGTAATCCGCTTTTTCAGAGCATGGGGCAATCTCCGTCCGGCAATCCGTTCGGGCAGATCATGCAGAGATTCCAACAGTTTCAGCGGATGTTTCACGGCGATCCACAGCAACAGGTGCAAGCCCTGCTCAATTCCGGGAAAGTCTCTCAGGATCAGTACAACAAAGCCGTACAGATGGCAAATCAGCTTCAACGCATGATTGGCGTTAGATAACGCAAAAATGCATTAGCCAACGCTGACGAGTGTTGGAGAGTGCGATTATTGAATTTAATTGATTCTTTTCGGTTGAGTGCGCATAGACCGATTGGGATAAATATCAACGAAAGGAATCATTATAAAATGGCTTTAACAGATGAAAACGGGAGTGGCATGGTCATGCCTGTTGCTCCCATGTATGGTGGAAATTCCGGTGATGGATTCATGGGCGGTAATGGATTCTGGATTCTGATTCTGTTCATTTTGCTTGGCGGTTGGAACAACGGTTTCGGAGGCTTTGGCGGCGGCATGGACGGTCTGTATCCGTGGATGAACCAGAGCAATAACATCAACGGCGGTTTCCGGGATCAGATGTTGAATGACAACATTACATCCATTCGGGACGGTGTGTACGGCATTCAGAACCAGTTGTGTTCCGGGTTTGCCGGAACTACGGCGGCTGTGACCGGAGCGCAGAATGCCCTGTCTCAGCAGATGTACGGCAACACCATTGCCGAAATGGAGCGGAGCTTTGCGGCTCAGACCGCTCAGACTGCCGGAATGACTGCCCTGCAGGCACAGCTTGCTCAGTGTTGCTGTGACAACAGAGCGGCAACTGCCGATCTGAAATACACTGTAGCAACTGAAAACTGCGCTGACCGGACAGCGGCGGCTCAGAACACCCGTGACATCATTGATGCTCAGACCCGTGGCACTCAGGCGATTCTCGACAAGCTCTGCGCTTTGGAACTGGACGGTGTTAAGGGACAGCTTGCACAGGCTCAGAGGGAAAATGTTGGGCTTCAGAATCAGCTTAACATGGCGGCACTGCGGGAATCTCAGACGGCACAGAACGCCTTTATTCAGCAGGGTTTCAGCAATGAAGTCGATGCTCTGTACAACCGTCTGAACTCCTGCCCTGTTCCCACCACTCCCGTTTACGGTCGGACACCGATTTTCACTTGCCCCGGAACCAATGTCGGGACTGGTTGCGGATGCAACGGAAGTTTCATGAACTGACGGGGGTGTGAAGCATGGCGAGGTATATTACGGGGAGCGATGCAAATGTCGCTCTGAACGGAACCATTCCGTTTGATATCGTATCTATCCCGTGCAATAAAGGCTGTGTCTTGCCTCTTGCAACCGGGGTTGTTACCTTGAAAGGCGGCAACACCAACGGATTCGCCCGGTACGCTGTGGATTTGCAGGGAAACGCTTCCATTCCGACAGGTGGGGCGGTTACTCCCATTGCGGTTGGGATCACCATCAATGGCGTTGTTGTGCCTGATAGTGTAGCCATCCTGACCCCCACCGCTGTTGACGATGTGTGGCACTTCCACACAAGCACGGTCATCACTGTACCGAATGGATGCTGTGTTTCCGTATCTGCGGAATATGTGGACGGAACGGAGGATGATGCCGCTGTTGTGCCTACCCCCTCAATCGCCGTGCGGCGGTTTGCATCGCTGACCGTGACACGGATTTCTTGAGGAAAGGAGGAACAAAAATGGATTATTTGTCTGAACTGCAGGACATGTGCGAAACCCTGTCAAGGGAGATCAAGAAAGCCAATGAGAAAATCCGGGATGCCGGAGGGAAACTGTCTGCCGGTGATCTGGAATACGTGGACAAGCTGACCCATGCCCTCAAATCCGTCAAGGCCACGGTTAAAATGATGGAGGAAGAGGAAGAAGGGTACAGCGGTCGGTATCCGTATATGGGCGGCGTATATAACGGTTCTGATGGCGGCACTTATGCCCGTGGACGGAACCGGAACGCCCGCCGGGACAGCATGGGCCGGTATTCCGGGGAGCATGGCTATTCCTGGAATGATCTTGCCGACAAAATGCGTGACTTGATGGAGGATGCTCCTGATGAGCGCACACGGCAGGAAATCCGCAGGATGATTGAAAAACTGGAAAACGCTTGACGGAGGTGAAGCCCTTGATTACGGAACGCGATTTGCAGGAAGCTATTGCTGAATGCCAAGGGCAAAGGAACCCAACAGCAAGCACATGTATGAAACTCGC